CAGGATGAGATTCACCGACCAGGACGGAAAGCACAGCTACAGCTGGGTAGTATACGGCGACCAACAAGGATGCGTATTGTTTGACAAGACGTATGATTACAAAGGTCATGCCGTGAGAAGAGCTAAGAAACTAATTAGCGAAGGAGATCATGCATGTGTTGTAAAACCCATGAATGGGAATTTTTACCGTGTAATGAAAGGCAATGCGTTGTCTGACTTGATAATGTGGGCAGCCTCTGAAGGAGATGAACAATGATGAAGCTCTATTGGCGAATAAAAAAGAACGGTAAATGGACGTGGAGGCCGCTGGTGGTCGATGACGTGTTCACCCAGACGTTAGTTGATCGTCTGAAAGCGCAGTGTGGTGAAAAAGAATGATCTACATTCCCGAATGTCGCATCTGTGGCAAAGGATCGTTGAACCCTAATTGTCTGGAGACTCTCCAGATATGTGCAACGTGTTGGGTGTCGCCGCCCACCCACGGATTTAATCTTGATTATATCGGACAGCAGGGAGTGGCATCGTAATGCCAACACCGCCGGAGGCGCCCTGCAAGAATAACAACCGGACAACTATGAAATGCCGTCAGGCGTGTTGTCGGAAGAAGAAGGAAGAACCCCTTCCTGACAAAACGAATCAACATTCATTTGGCCTCTTCGGTCAAACCGGACATTATTGCGAGCGATGCGGTCGAGATATCTCTGTCGCATGGACTCGGCATGATTGCAATCTTTGCAAAATGCTCTGATAGTTACACAGGAAGACCGTCTAATTTTTAGACTGTCACTTCCGGTGGAAGGGCGAAGTAGATAGGAATCCGTGTGCATGCATACTGGTGACGTGGCTACGTAGGGAGGTGCGAAGTTCACCGGAGGCGCTACGGGGGATTTATTTATAGACCTCCTCTACTCACATTAACAGCATGGCCCGAACCCATGCAAAGAAAATGATGAAAGATGACCCATCATTCAAGAAGCTGAAACCTCTGAGTTACTATCCAGTTCAGAGGAAAATTCAGCTATCAGTGTCAGGGTCACCTGGCGCAACGGATGTAAAGTTTGACACTGGTCGAGTATTGTCTCAACAAAACCACAGACTTTACCGCTATGGTAAAAGATACACACAGAAAATTGATGTGGATCCGTCGGCTTTGAGTCCTGGCTCAACAATCGACGTTTGGGCTTTAGCCGACACATGGATGGTTCAGAAGGCTTACGAAGAAGCGGCCATTGTTTTTCACCGTGCCTATCTTGATGAAAGAGAGAACCTATCCAAAGGTGCTCGTGCACGATGGTTTGATTTCCGTATCAAATCTGGTATAACTGCTACTGATGTTTACCCTACGGTGGATGCACTTCCAACGTCAGCACCTTATGCTGTTGTCGTCGCTGGTGAATTCATTGATTCACAAGTAGAGGATTCAGCGGGAGTCACCAGAAACTTCTCTTGGGCTGGTGCAACTACAGCTGCAGATTATTCAGTTATCGGTGAGTATGACTTGGCGGGGAGTACTTCCACGTCGCCTACAACTCCAACTGGAAGTGGGCCGTATGATGACCTGGAAGCGGATGCCTCTCAGGTTGAAATGCAAGCTCTACAGCAAGATGGGAATTTGCCACCATATTCAGCAAATACTTTGCCCTCTGTCTGGGTAAAGATTGCGACCTTAACTGTTGGCGCACCAGGTAACCAAAAATTATCCACTGGGTATTTCGATGCTCCATGTGGTTTGGTTTACATGAAAGTCACAGGACAAACGTTTGATTCAGTTAATAATAACGTGTCTCTTACAGTCCAATCTGGAGATTACAAAGGCGTACGCGCCCATGATATGGAGCGTCGAGCATGATGGATCCTACAACCGAGACAGTCAAGGAGGCGGTTACGACTGCTTCTGTCCTTAACCACTTGAAAAATAATCGAATAGAGTATTTGCTATTAGTGGGATTACTTCACTTCTTGGGAGTCAGTGACCGCCTCTTGGCACAAGTGAGCGGTGTGTGTTTCTGATATGGCATACACATACGGTCGTGTCTTCAGACATAACGGTAAACTCTGTCGTTACCGATATACGGATGGAAAGAAGTCTACCAGAACATTGGTAGCTGCGAATCCGAAACGTAAATACGCACGTCGTAAGAAGTGATAGTTATGTGTCCAAAATGTAAATCTAATGACGTCAACATGATTTGTGTTGATAAAAGTAAACCGCCTATTTGGCATTTCATATGCAATAGGTGTGATTTAGAATGGGTAGAATAACCAATGTATACAAACCTTTATGTATACACACCGCTAGGGTGAGTCATGGACAGGATGAGATTCACCGACCAGGACGGAAAGCACAGCTACAGCTGGGTAGTATACGGCGACCAACAAGGATGCGTATTG